AACACAATCGTGGTAATCTAAAAAATCTCATGATTCAAGCGCATGCTAATCATGTTGCATTTAAGATGAAGCGTCATAGTACAGAGAATCGTGACGCGAGTGATGGTGAATAATGAACTCTCTTGCAGAACTTCGTGATTTCCTTTCTACAAAGGAAATACAAATTAAAGAGTTCGGTGGTTGGTATCTAAAAGTTGGTAAAGATACTTGGACAATGCTTGATGGTGTTTATTATAGAAACAATCTTCCGCAAAGTCTAAAAGATAAAACTGTATTTGATTCATACACAAAGGTAAAACAAAATGTCGAACATCAAAGCAATGAAACTCGTAAGTGGCGAGGAATTAGTAGTAGAAATTACAAATGAAGAAGGTGATCTAATCACTTTCAAGAATCCTGTTGCTTGTGTAATGCAGCGCAGCGAAAAGGGACCAATGCTTGGCTTCATGCCATGGATGCAAGCGGCTGATGGTCCATTTACAATTACTCGCGATAATATTATTGTTGTCGCAGAAGTTGCCGATGAAGTGAAAAACGGGTATAATCAAATCTTCGGAGCAGGAATTGTCGTTCCTCCTAAAGATTTGATTGTGGGGTAATGCTTGGCTGATTTCTATACAAACATCTCGGTATCTGGAAGATATATCCTCTATCGTGGTGTCGAGAATGATAAGAGGGTCAGACGGAAAGTTGAATTCCGTCCGACCTTTTATCTCATTGCAAATGAGAAAACAGAATACAAGACTCTGAGTGGAGAGTTTGTCAAATCAATTGAACCAGGAACAATTCCTGAGTGCAGAGAATTTTTGGAGAGGTATGAAAGTGTCGATAATTTCCCTGTTTTTGGTAATAATCGTTATGAGTATGCTTTTATTGCCGATCGTTATCCTGATGATATTCTTTGGGATATTAACAAAGTTACTATCGCTTATCTCGACATTGAGGTTGGATCCGAGAACGGATTCCCTGAGCCACGAGATGCCAACGAATCAATCACCGCCATCACTATCAAACTTAAAGGTAATTATTTTGTGTTTGGTGTCGGCGATTATAGCAAGCACCGTGACGACGTGCACTATGCAAAGTGTCGAGATGAACTCGACCTTATACGAAGATTCATTGACTTCTGGACAAGATTCCACCCAGATGTGGTCTCAGGATGGAACGTCAAATTCTTCGATATCCCATACCTTGTAAATCGCATCACCAAACTTCTTGGTGAGGCTGAAGCCAAGAAACTTTCTCCGTGGAATCGATTGTCATTGCGTGAAGCAATGATCATGAATCGCGAACATCAAGTTTATGATCTTGATGGTGTAGCAACTCTTGACTACATCGAATTGTATCGCAAGTTTACTTACTCGCAGCAAGAGTCATACCGACTGGACAATATTGCTCACGTTGAGTTGGGCGAAAAAAAGATCGATTATTCTGAGTTTGAAACTCTTCATCAACTCTACAAGCATGACTATCAGAAATTCATTGAGTATAACATCAAGGACGTAGAACTTGTTGAGAAACTCGAAGAAAAGATGAAGTTGATTGAGTTGGCTTTGACTCTTGCGTATGACAACAAAGTAAACTATGATGACGTCTTCACGCAGGTGCGCATGTGGGATGCGATTGTCTACAATTATCTTCTAAAGAAAAAAATTGTAATCCCTCAAATGAAGCGCGGATCAAAGAGTTCGCAATATGAGGGCGCGTATGTTAAGGATCCAATCCTTGGCATGCATGAATGGGTTGCGTCATTTGACTTGAATAGTCTGTATCCGCACTTGATTATGCAGTACAATATTTCGATGGAGACTTTGATTGAGCCATCGAAGTATAACGATAACATGCGTGGATTGCTACAGAACTGCAATATCAATGTTGAGTCTTTGCTCAATCAAGAAGTTGATACAGAAATTCTGAAACAACTTGGCGTAACACTTACGCCAAATGGTCAATTGTTCCGCACTAATGAACAGGGTGTGCTTCCTGAGATTATGGATAGTATGTACAAAGATCGTACACGCTATAAGAAGTTGGCGCTGGAAGCCAAAAAGAAAATCGAAACTGTTCTTGACGATAAGAATCAAGTGAAGTATTTGGAGAATCAAATCTCACGATACAATAACCTTCAGTTGGCTAAAAAGGTCACGCTGAACTCTGCTTACGGTGCACTGGGCAATCAATACTTCCGCTTCTTTGATATTCGTATCGCTGAAGGTATTACGACCGCAGGTCAGTTGTCTATTCGTTGGATTGAGAAGAAGATCAACGAGTATATGAACAATCTTCTCAAAACAAAAGATGAAGATTATGTCATTGCCTCTGATACTGACTCAATCTATTTGAACATGGGTCCGCTGATCAAAAAACTTTATCCTGATACTTCTGACACCAAGAAAGTCATTAAGTTCATGAACAAAGTTTGTGACGATAAGATTCAACCGTTCATTGACTCATCGTATCAAGAATTGGCTGACTATGTAAATGCATATCAGCAGCGCATGGAGATGAAGCGCGAATCTCTTGCAGACAAAGCAATCTGGACTGCAAAGAAACGATATATTCTAAATGTGCATGATAGCGAAGGTGTGGCATATGCCAAACCAAAACTCAAGATCATGGGTCTTGAGGCTGTCAAATCCTCAACGCCATCTGCTTGCCGTGTGAAGATTAAGGAAGCAATCAATATCATTATGACGCAAACGCAAGATGATTTGCATAAATTCATCGAGCAATTTAGAAATGAGTTTAAGGAGTTACCTGTTGAAGATATATCATTCCCACGCTCTGTGAATGGCTTGACAGAGTATGGTGATGCCGCAAATATCTTCAAGAAGGGCACACCTATTCATGTAAAGGGTGCATTGGTGTATAATCACTTCTTGCGAGAATTGAAACTCAATAAGCGTTATCAAGAAATTCAAGAGGGTGAGAAGATTAAGTTTGTTTATTTGAAGCAACCGAATATCTTTAACAATAACACTCTTGCATTTATATCTGCGCTGCCAAAGAAACTTGGTGCTGAGCAATATATTGACTATGATCTGCAATTTGAGAAATCATTTCTTGAGCCACTTGATATTATTCTTTCTGCAATCGATTGGCAGAGTGAAAAGATTGATTCACTGGATTGCTTTTTTAATTGAAATGATGTATAATAGATGTATCCCAAATATGGAGAAATACCATGAGTTTGCTTGAAAAGTTAAAGAAAAATACGACGATCAAAGATACTGCGATTCTTGCCAAGTCCAAGTTCTTCGCAGCAAAGGACATGATTCAAACCAGCATCCCAGTTGTGAACGTTGCGTTCTCTGGAGATCTTGATGGTGGTTTTACTCCTGGTCTCACAATGTGGGCTGGTCCGAGTAAGCACTTCAAGACTGCATTCAGTCTGTTAATGGCAAAAGCCTATCAAGACAAGTATCCAGATTCAGTTGTTCTTTTCTATGACTCTGAGTTTGGTACTCCGCAAAACTATTTCACTTCGTTTGGTATTGACACCGATCGCGTTGTTCATACTCCGATCACAGACGTTGAGCAGTTGAAGTTTGATATCATGCAGCAGTTGAGTAACATCGAGCGCGGCGAGCGCGTGATGATTGTTATCGACTCTATCGGTAACTTGGCTTCGAAGAAAGAAGTTGAGGATGCGATGGATGGCAAGTCAGTCGCTGACATGAGTCGTGCAAAGCAAATTAAATCCCTGTTCCGTATGGTGACACCACACCTTACACTAAAGGACATTCCTATGGTCGTAGTAAATCACACCTATAAGGAAATAGGTCTGTATCCCAAGGATATTGTCGGTGGCGGAACAGGTTCTTACTACTCTGCTGATAACATCTACATTCTTGGTCGTCAGCAAGAAAAAGACGGCACTGATTTGATTGGTTATAACTTTATCATCAATGTTGAGAAGTCTCGATATGTTCGTGAAAAAGCCCGTATCCCTGTCACTGTTCGTTTCGATGGTGGTATTTCTAAGTACAGTGGTCTTCTTGACATGGCACTTGAGTCTGGTCATGTTACGAAGCCAAATGTAGGCTGGTATGCAAAAGTGAATACTGCCACTGGCGAAGTTGAAAGCAAGAAATGGCGCATGGCTGATACTGAGTCGCCAGAGTTTTGGGACAGCATTCTTTCTGATGAGACATTTAAAGAATGGGTGCGCACAAATTACCAATTCAGTTCAGCAGTGGCTGGTAATTTGATTAATGAGGTTCTTGACGATGGTCATGAATAAGATTCAAGACCTTATTGCCGCAGTTGAGTTTTGGTATGCTCGAAAGTTCATCAAACTTGACAAGCATTATACCTTCTTTTTAGATTTAAATGGTCCTCCAGGATCATTTGCAATTAAATTTTTTAAAAAATATGATGGTGTAATTGTTGAGTTTGCCAATGTAAAAGTTGGTAATGATGGTCAATTGACGTTTGACTACGATATCATATCCAATGTGAACAATTGTAATGTGAAAACCAGAAGTTTTGAACGCTTTACTCAAAATGTAATGCGTAGTATACTTTATGGTGCTATTCAAAATGATGTAAGGGAAAAGAATGAAAACAGAAACACTGATCTTGTCGAATTTGATTCGGAACGAGAAGTTCATGAGGAAATCTCTGCCGTTCCTCAAGAGCGAGTATCTAACCGAAAGCCACGAAAGAAAGGTATTCGAAGAAATAAAACAGTTCATTCTGAAATACAACAGTCTGCCTCCGATAGCAGCACTGGAGATCAGCCTCAAAGAGTCGACCAAACTCACTGAAGTTGAGTTAAATAAGTCTCTTGAACTGCTGAAGGAAGTATCAGTTGACAAGTCAGAACAAAAACTCGAATGGCTTCTTGACACTACAGAGAAGTTTTGCCAAGAAAAGGCAATCTATAATGCAATCATGGATTCAATTCAAATCCTTGATGGAAAAGATCAAGCGAGGGGCAAAGGAAGCATTCCTACTTTGTTGTCTGATGCTTTGGGCGTTAGTTTCGATCCTCATATTGGTCACGACTTTCTGGATAATTACGCTGATCGCTACGATTTCTATCATCGCATCGAAAAAAGAATCCCGTTTGATCTTGAATACTTCAACAAGATCACTAAAGGAGGACTTCCGCAGAAGACCCTTAATATTGCTCTTGCAGGTACTGGCGTCGGCAAGTCTCTGTTTATGTGTCATGTGGCTGCTTCTTGCCTGACTCAAAACTACAATGTTCTTTATATCACACTAGAAATGGCTGAAGAGAAGATCGCTGAGCGTATTGACGCGAATCTTCTCAATGTTTCTCTTGATGATCTCATGAACATGCCGAAGGACATGTATGAGAAGCGCATGGGCAAACTCAAGGAAAAGGTCAAGGGCAAGTTGATTATTAAAGAGTATCCGACTGCGTCTGCGAATCCTGCTCACTTTCGCGCACTAATCAACGATCTTGCTTTGAAGAAAAACTTCCGTCCAGATATCATCTTCATTGACTATCTAAATATTTGTGCGTCAGCGCGAATCAAAGCAGGTGCGAATGTCAACTCCTATACCTATATCAAAGCGATTGCGGAAGAACTTCGTGGGCTTGCGGTGGAGAATAATGTACCGATCGTTTCGGCTACTCAGACGACTCGATCTGGCTTTAGCAACTCGGATCCTGGACTAGAGGATACTTCTGAATCGTTTGGTTTGCCAGCCACTGCTGACTTTATGTTTGCATTGGTAAGCACTGAAGAACTACAACAATTGAATCAATTGTTAGTAAAGCAGTTGAAGAATCGATATAATGATCCGAATCTTCACAAGAGATTCACGATTGGTGTTGATCGCGCAAAGATGAAGTTGTATGATCTTGAGCAAAAAGCCCAAGATGCTGTATTGAAGGAAGCCGAATCAAAACCAGTCTTTGATCGTGGTCGTAGCACTGATAAGTTTAAAAACCTCAAAGTGTAATGAAACTAAAACGAATAGAGAAAAAGGTATATGCTCTTGCCGAAAAATGGGTCGGAGAAAAACACATACCTTCCATCATTCGCGGTTTGAACAAAGCATTCAAACCTTACATTGTCTGTTTTTCCTCTGGAAGATTTGAGGATTTATACTACCCTGACCACAATGTGATTGTAGGTGGACATTATTGTAATAGAATATCAGATATTGTTCCTGAGCACATCTATATTCAGTTGAACTTTCCTAAAGATTCCAAGAAAGCAATTATAAGCGAAGAAGGTGCAAAGAATCTTGCTCTTAAGATTATTCGCGCAATACATCATGAGTATCGCCATAAACACCAACAAAGACATCGCCCCTTTCTTTTGCAGAAAGAGTACAAGCCAAAGCCTAAACAGAACAAGATGAAGGCAATGTATTATGGCAACCCTGATGAGTTAGATGCCCATGCTTATGAAACTCAGGCTGAGAAACTAGATATAAATAAATTGCGAAAGGCTCATAAGATTGGCTGGAGAGAGTGTGAAGCCATCTTTATGTATCGTCTGCACTTTCGTAAGCAAGATCCAAAAGTTTGGCAAAGGTTTCTGAAAAAGGTTTATAAGAATAATGACTGTTAAAAAGAAACTGTTGACGCCAGCGAAATTTGGTCTGAATACAATGAAACCAGTCAGTTCAGAAGTAATTGTTCGAACTGTGTTGGGTAAACTGAATAAGATCGATCTTACCCCAGCAGCAAAAAACGCTTGCAAACAAATGGTACAAAATTCTGTAGCAGGTAAACCCACATTCAAAGCAGAATTTTCTGGATTAACTGGAGCAGATATCGGCGTTTTGACATCAGACTTCGGTGAAGTGACTGGTGCCATTTATATGTTAAATTCTAAAAAAGGGTATACTGCTGCAAAGTTTCCTACCTCTGAATCGCAGAGACTTGTTGACTATTATTTGGTAAAGAGTGGAGTTGATGAGCCATTTTCAGCGAAAGCAGGTCAGGGTGGTGCACCTTCTATCAATGCATTAGAAGATAAACTCGATAAAATGAAAGATGATTCACTCACTCGAAAGCAGAAAACAGCAAAAAAAGTTCTAAAGATTATCAACAATGAATCAATATATGATGGTGTACTTGTAGCAGCAGATTTTCTAAATCTTCCAGGCTATGCAGCACTCATTAACATAATGAAGAACAAGAAATATAAGACTGGGTATTCGAGTGGAATACCAACAGTTGAACATTTAATGTCTGCAATAGACGCCTGTGGAACTTTTGATTCTTGTATGAAAGAATTTAAACCACTTTTCGATGCAGCAGAATTTCAACTTGGCGGAGATGCAGGTGAGAAAAAAATGAGATCTGTGTTTGCGGGTACAGCAGGCAAAAGATATAAGAAATGGGGGCTTTTGCATTTTCCAATAACAAGTCAAGTTATGAGTTGGTTAAACGATCCTGCAAATGGCGCAACTGAGGTCTTAACACTGGCTGCAAGATCATTAACTGTAAATCAGATTTATCTTGATCATACACCACCAATAAGCGGACCAGTGAAATGGAAGTCTGGGAATTTAAACTATATAATTAAAACCTTTTCTGATGCTAACTTTAAATTCCATTCCCCTTCTAGCACTCCTAATCCCGTTGGAAATAGAATTGGAATGAAAATG